TAGATGGCGGCATCATCCTTGAGGCTGCCGACCTGATCGGCATCTTCTTGGACAACGACAAGGTTGCCGCATCGCTTAACCACGACATCAAGCTAGACATCTGCGACCTTGACGCAGACGCGATCTGGTTGTTTGAAGAAATCGCCACCAATGACGCGCTGATGAACGGCCCTTATGGGGAGGATTACTAATGAGCCGCTGGTTACCCCAAGCCATTCTCATTGTGGCGCTATACGCCATAGCAGCGATCAACGACCCTTGTGGCGACGGCGGCTGCACTCCGGCAGAGGAGCGCGCAGCTCATGGACGATGACGATATGACCTGGTGGCATCAACAGGATCTCGAGATGCAGGAACGTGAAGAACAAGAGCGCATAGACGCTTGTAATCGAGCCATAGACGCAATGAAGGAGAATGACAATGCAGAGTGAATCAATCGGTGCGTTGGCCGCGGCTTTATCCAAAGCCCAAGCCGACATCACGGGGGCGCTGAAAGACAGCAGCAACCCTTTCTTCCGGTCAAAATACGCTGACTTGGCAAGCTGCTGGGATGCGTGCCGCAAGCAATTAGCCGCTAACGGCTTGTCGGTGATTCAGACCACGCAGATGACCGAACAAGGCTTGATGCTAGTCACGACGCTGGCTCACGCCTCTGGCGAGTGGATCGCAGGGCAGATGCCGGTATTGACCAAGGACGCTAGCCCGCAGGGGCAAGGCTCTGGCATCACCTATGCCCGCCGTTACGCATTAGCAGCCATTGTTGGGCTTGCGCAGGTGGACGATGACGCAGAAGCCGCCCAAGGGCGCAAGGGGTTTACCAACGATCCTAGGGGCGATATGGGTAAAGATATTGACCCCGCCGAACGAGACTTGTTTGTAAAAAAGTTTCGCGCTGCGTTTGACCTAGACGCCGAGGAGAAAGACATCGCTTTGGCGGTGCTAGGCGTTCACGAACAAATTAACGCTGACCATGAGCTGTATATCGCCGTCGCCGACGCCATGACGGCCAAGGAACGGTCTGCCATCAAGAAATACATTCAAATAGCCAAGGAGCAAAACCGTGCCTGATTATGACCCGAACCAAAAAGGCGTCCTGTTTAAGAACAACGCCAAGGGTGACAACCCAAAGCGTCCCGACTACCGCGGCTCATGCGTAATCGACAACGTAGATTTCAACATCTCGGCGTGGATAAAAACGAGCCAGAAAAGCGGCGATCGGTACATGAGCTTGAAGTTTGAGCCAAAGGGCGAGGGCAAGCTCTCCCGCGATGGCGAGCCGCAGCGCCAGGCCACCAAGAAGCCAGAAATCAACGAGGGGAATTGGGATGACTTGGACACCCCTTTCTGACCTGCGGGTGTTTATCGGGTGGGATAGCCGCGAGGACATCGCCTATCAGGTGTGTCGCAAGTCAATCTTGCGTCACGCCTCTATCCCGGTGGACATTCAGCCGATTAAACAGTCAGAGCTTCGGGAACATAACCTTTACTGGCGAGAGTTTGATCCGTTCTCGTCTACCGAGTTTAGTTTCACGCGGTTCCTGACGCCGTACCTCGCCGGATACAACGGGTGGGCCGTTTTCGTTGATTGTGATTTCTTGTTCCGCAACGACATCGCTGGGATATTGGATTACGTCGATGGAGCCAAGGCGGCCTTTCTTGTAAAACACGATTATCGGCCTACCGAAACCACGAAGATGGATGGTCAGGTACAAACTGTTTACCCCCGTAAAAACTGGTCGAGCTTTATGTTTATCAACTGTGGGCATGAGCAAGTCAAGGCGCTCACGCCCGAGGTGGTGAACCGTCGATCGGGAATGTATCTGCATCACCCGCGGTGGCCCGTGGTTTAAGGATTGGCAGGATGTCGAGTATGGCCGTGAGTGGCTCGAGGCCAGCCGGTGAAGCGGATCTTCCCCAAGGGAACCACAGAGCCGCAGATGGTGGCAGCGGTGGCGCGCATGGTGCAGGGGCTTGACCCTGCCCGTGTGTGGTCGGTTGAAGTAACCGAGTGGAAAAAACCGAAAACCAATCAGCAGTCGCGGTATCTCTTTGGGGTGGTCTATCCCATGATCATGGAGGCGGCGGGCGAGAGCCTGCGAGGTTTCACGCGAGACGATCTACACGACTTTTTCTTGGGTGAGATTTGGGGTTGGGAGACGATAGAAGGGTTTGGCAGGAAGCGTCTGCGGCCCTTAAAACGCACTTCCCGCATGACCAAGCAAGAATTCACCGAGTACCTGTACGGCATTGAAAACAAGTGCATTGAGATGGGAATTGGCCCGTTACCCGAGCCGATTCACGTTGAGGATTAACAATGCCCTTCTCCATCATCGTGCCGCGATTCGTTATTGATGAAAGCTGGCGGTTTACCAAAAAAATCAAGATGGGACACCGCAACGATGGGAGCGATGGCAACGCCGAACAGCAGCTCGTTGGGGTTATCGGTCAAAACATGGTCAACCTGGCGCTGTGCAAGCCTCTGATGGAGCATGACACCGGGTTTGATGGCGAGCCAAAACCGAGTTACGTCAATAATCTGTTGCGATCACAGATCAAATTCAACTGTGATGCGTACCTGTTTTTGAGCTTCAACAAAACTAACAGCGAGCTGACGTTCTGCGGGTGGATCACCAAGGAATCGTTCCTATACCGCGCTACGGTGTACCACAAAGACACGGTTCGAGAACGTAGCGATGGCTCGTCGTTCAAGCTAAAAGCCGATACGTTTGAGATTGAGAACCGACAACTTAATCAAGATTTCGCCAACTGGCCGGAATTGGTAGCCAGCTGGCATAACTACGCAACGGAGCTGTTATGACGCTACGCAAACAAGCCAAAGACCGCGGCTGCACGGTTCGCATCCCTGGGGTGTGCAACTTTAATAGCGCCAGCACCGTGCTTGCTCACATACGTCTTGTGGGAGTTAGCGGTATCGGCATGAAATCGCCGGATCTCCTTGGAGCCTGGTGCTGTTCTAGCTGCCATGACGAGGTGGACGGCAGGACACACAAGAGCGGCATGACACGCGATGAGTTACGCCTAGCCCATTACGACGGCATGGCGCGAACCATCGTACAACTAGAGAAAGAGGGTTTGATATGACAGTTGAAGAATTGAATAAGATTTTAAACACAGCGTATGAAGCTAAATTTGTATTCGCGGCAGACGCATCGCATTGGACTTGCACCGATTACGAGATAATTAAATTTGCCGCAATGATTGCCGACGCCGAGCGGGAGGCTTGCGCCAAAATTGCTGAAGCTTACGAGCCGCGCTGTGACACTTGCCCAAGCGGTGTAGCGACCGCCATCCGTGCGAGGGGTGTATGAGCTTCATGGTAGACACGCCGTACACCACGGCTTACATAAGAAACGAATTCCTATATGACCAAGAGCAGGGCCACGGCGATTTCACGCTGGTTACCGTCCTGGGCTTCAGAGCCGAGCCAATGCGCGTCCCCATGTTTAGCGTCATGCTTGAGTGTGGCGCTATGTGGGCCAGGATGCCCATACACGCGATCTGTTCCAAGCCCTGCGACCCGTTACCGCTCGACATCTGCGTGTGGTGGGACAGCTTCAGCCGATTCTGCGAAGTGCGCGAAATGCAGTTTCTGCGTAACCACCGCGTGAAGGCGATCGGGCGCGATGGCGTCCAGCGTCCTGGCGTGTACCAGTTTTCGGTGTTCTGGGCCAACGGTGGATGGTCAGAGATCCCCGACCAGAGCAAAGACCATCACATCATCGCGTTAGATTCCGGCCAATGGATCGCATACCCGAACAATCGCCTGTTGTGGGTAGATCCGTCGCATATTCGAGGGGAAGTCCCTCGAGGCTGGAAGTCACCCTCGAGCAACTACAGCGTGGAGGCTTTGCCATGAGATGGCTTATTGACCTATGGCGTAAACTCAAGGCTAACCGTGACCGTGAATGGCGCTCTGTGCCATATCCAAATTGGCGCTGTTCACGCGGAGGGCGTGATAGATGGTGAAAGACGATATAAGCCCGCCGGGGGCGTGGAAGGAGGAGATGGAGCGTATCCCTTGGGGGTACGGTCAGAAGCAGGGCGACAGGCTTGCTAATGCGTTTTTAGCCATGCGGCGCTTGGGGTTATACGATGAAGCCACGCTGCTAGAATTGGAAATCAAGACGCTGCGTAACGAGATTGAATACTTGTTGAGCCGTTG